CATCCCCGCACTGCCCGCCAAAGTGGCCTCAAGTGCGGCGATCTGGTCTTGCAGCTCGTCAATCTCTGCCATGATCCTTGCCCTTTCCCTGATCGGGATATGCCGCAGCCAGCTCTTCCAGCCGCGCCCGCGTCAAAGGCGGCCCAGCCGCCTCTGCGCCCAACATGGTCCGCAACTCCACCGGGCTAAGCCGCCAGAACTGATCGGGCGTCAGGCCCAAGCGGCCCATCCCGGCACGCATCAGCCCTAGCCAATCAATCCCGCTCATGCCTCGCCCGGCAGCTGGAACGCCCGCGCCAGCAACTCCGCCCCCACCCGCGCCGCCGCAACCGGCCCGCCACCAATCTCGGCGGTGCGCAAATCGGCGGCCGTGCCTTGCCAACCCCCGCCCCGCAGCCCCGCCACGACCAGCGCCAGCACATCGCGCGTGGTAAAGGCGCGCGTCTCGAACCGCTCGACCAGCTCCATCAAAGACCCCGCCTCCAGCGCGGCCTCCAACTCAGCCAACGTGCCCAGGGTCAACTTGGCCACATGGCGCTGCCCATCCAGCACAATCGCCACCTCACCGGCATAGGGGTTGGCCATCGGCACGCCCCCTTACAGCGCCACAAAGGTCAGCTGACCCGCCGAGGCGAGGCTGATCTCATAGGTCGCCTCGCCATTATGGCTGCCGGCATATTCGATGCTTTTGATCTGGAACGGCCCCTCAATGGTGCCGAAATCCGGCACAACCACCTGAAAATCCGGCGTCTCAGCGTCAAAGAAAATCTGCCGCGCGCGCCCATCGGTCGCCGCATCGCGAAACACGCCAGAGCCCGAGATTGAGGCCGATTTCACCCCAGCCCCCGCCAGCAACTCCCGCCAGCCGCCCGCACTGTCCAGGCTGGTGACATCCACCTGATCGGCGTTCAGGCTGAACCGCTGAGCGCGCAATCCCGCCAGCGTCTGAAACTGCCCATCCCCGACCATATCGACTTTGATCAACAGGTCCTTGCCGTTTTGCACTGCCATGTCTCATCTCCCTAACCGCCAAAGGGCCGCGCCCTTGGCTGTGAAAATCCGCTAAAGCTCGACACGCGCCCGAAACGTCATGTCGATGCGCCGCGTGGTGCCCTCCTCCAGCCGCCGCGCCACAGCGCGCTGAAAATTGATCGACACCAGATGCCCTGTCGTCAGGCTAAGCCCCCCCGCCAACACCGCCGCCGAAGCTGCCGAGGCCACCGATTTCGCGGTCAAGAACCCTGTCGCATCGCTGATGACGCTGATGGTGAAGCGGTGCTCCGCCCCTGCCCCCGTGCCATCCGACTGATCCACCGCCACTTCGGGGCCGATCAGAATAAAGGTGCCGGGCGTGGTGCCAGGAGGCATGGCATCAACGATGCTCACCCCCGAAAGCGCAGGCGCCGCACTCAGCGCCCCGTAGATCGTCGCCTGCAATGCCGCCGCCGCCGCATAGCTCATGCCGGATCCTCCTCACGGGCAAAACAGGTCAGATACTGGCCACGCGGGCCCTCTTCGGTCACGGCCAGCAACGTGAAGACCCGCGCCCCATCGCGCAGCCGATCCTCAGGCCGAGGCCGCACCGTTGATCCCACAGGGGCAGCACGCACCGTGATTCGGTAAGGCACCTGCGCCGCGCGCACTTCGATCCCGGCGGCCTCGCGCCCCGCCCCGGGCGTCAGCGCGGCCCACAAAACGCCCCGCACCACCCAGGTCAGCTGAAACCCACCCGCGCCATCCGCAACTCGCGCGGGCGCCTCCAGCACCATCCGGCGATCCAAGCGCAGCGTCTTACGAGGGGCGCTCATGGTTTACCCCCCAGGATCCGCACCGTGCGCCAGCGCTCAATCAGCGCCTGCACAGCAAAGGGCAAACCCGAATCCCCCCCATCTCCGGGCTGGCGTGTCTCATAATACTCAGCCGCCAGCAGCATCACTGCCTGCGCCAGATCCACCGGCACCTCGGCCCATGTCGCGCCAAAGCCTGCGTCAAACACCACTTCAGCCCGGCCATCCATCGGCACGACGGGCAACAAGACCCCCACCGCCAGCAGCTTCGGCCGATGCATGTCCGGCACCATCCGATAACGCGCGGGCTCCACCACCGTGGCCGCACCCTGCATATCGACCACTGTCACCGACACCACCGAACTGACCGGTGCCACCGGCAAGGGCTGCTCACCCGCCCCCCGCCAATCCTCAAGCTCCAGTTTGAATCGCCGTGCGATCAGCATCTTGCCGATCCGCCCCTCGACCACTGCAATCGCGGCGCGCAGATAGGCCTCGATCAGCCCATCTTGCAGCCCATCCTCGGTGAACCCCGACCCCAGCCGCAAATGGTCTTTCAACCCTTGCACGGGCAGGGCCGCAACGGGGACCGTTGTCATTTCCGTCAGCATCATCTTCAGATCCTTTGCCATCAGCCCCAAAGGCCCGTTTCGAACGCGCGCGCGCCCATGGATCCGGCCCCCTCACAGGGGCCGGACCCGCAGCCCAGGCTTACGAGACCGCAACACGCAGCAGCTTGATCGCCGCAAAGTCGGTGACATCACCGCCCACGCGCTTGTTGGCGTAGAACAGCACATTGGGCTTGGCCGAGAAGGGATCCCGCAGGATGCGCAGATCGGGACGCTCGGCAATGGTGTAGCCGGCGGTGAAGTCGCCAAAGGCGATCGGATGGCTGTTGGCCGCCACATCCGGCATGTCCTCGCAGATCAACACCGGATAGCCCATCAGACGTGCAGGCTCCCCGGCCTGCAGGCTGTCACCCCACATAAAGCGGCCATCGGCATCCTTCATCTTGCGCACCGCGCCTGCGGTTTTCGAATTCATGAGAAAGGTGCCATTGGCGCGGTAATCCGCCCCCAGCGCATAGACCAGATTGACGATGCAATCGCTGGCATTGGTGGTGGCAAAATCCGCCGCCGCGCCGGTCGGGATGTAACCCAGATTCCCCCAGGTCCATGACGCATTAGCCACCTTCGGGGGCAGCAGAATCCCCCGCGGCTTGTCGACACCGTCGCCATTGATGAAAGCGGCCGCCTCGGCGCGGATAAAGCGCGTGGCGATCTTGCCAGCCAGCCAGCCCTCGACGTCAAATGCGGTGTCATCCAGCAACCGCTGGCTCGCCTTCGGCATGGCCGACAGCTCATGCAGCTTGATCGAAATGCGCTCAATCAATGGGGTCGCGGTTTCTGCCTGCGGCGCAACCTCGGTTGCCCAGCCCGAACCGACTTCCGACCGATCAATCAGCACGTCAAACGACGTCGCATCCACCTGAACCACATTGGCCGCAGCGCGCAAGCTAGAGGTCGACACCAGCATCGAGCGAATGGTCTCAGCGGTTTGCGGGTCCACCAGATAGCCGCCATCGGCGGCCACTGCGGTCGACAAGGCCTTGCCCTCCAGAACAAGGCCCCGCAGGCCATCATCATCGCCCGAACGCAAGTAGGCGCCAAAGGCCTTCTTGTGGGGCACTTCCACCTCGGCACTTGTGGCCAGTGCAGGGCGGCCAAAAGTCATCTGTTTGCGATCCAGCATGGTCAAACGCTCTTCCTGATGTTTCAACGATTGTTTCACTTCACTCTGAAAGCCCCTGAAGGCGTTCAGAAATCCATCCAGAGCGGTTTTCACTTCCGCACCCGGAGTTTGGGCCGACGGGGTGGCCATAGGCACACCTTCCCCGGCCCGAGCCTTCATCTCGGTCATTCCATTCATCCTTTGGTTTGGTCGTAAAAACCGGGCCTAGGGCCGCCCGGCCATGGCCTCTGCCGCTTCGGTCAAAGCCTGCGCCAGACTGCGCCAGGTCTCGGCCTCAGGCAGATCGCCCTTGGCCGCCACCCGCGCTTCGGGAAGCATCGGGAAGGTCACCAAGGACACCTCCCAAAGCTCCAATTCCTGCAAAAGGCGTTGCCCCTTGCCATCGCGTTCCGCTCTCACGGTGCGGTAGCCAATCGACAGCCCGTCAATCGCCCCCGACGCCAACAGGGCCGCCGCCTCGCGGCCCTTCTCCACATCGCACAGCAAGCGCCCCTTGACCCACAGGCCCGTGGCATCCTCAAGCACCTCATCCCAAATGCCGATGGGCTGGGCTGGGTCATGCTGCCACAGCATCTTGACCGCCCGACCCGCCGCCGCAAGCCGCTTGAGACTGGCCGCATAGGCACCCTTCACGACCACATCGCCACCCTGATCGCGCTTGCCAAAGAGGCTCGCATAGCCTTCGATTCCGTGACCCTCGGTCAGCCGCAGACCCATCCCGGTCCCAGCAGGCGCCTGCATGTCCTTGCGCTCCAATGCACCATCCATCGTCATCTCACACCTCACCCTTCTACCTCATGGCCGCCTGGATCA